TTGACAAGTCCAGAACGAACTATATCATCAATCCCAAACTCTATTATATCAAAAGATGGCATTTTACGCAAGATGTTAAGAAAATCGTGTATGCCATTCCTGTCATTTGTTTTTACCAAATCGGTTTGACTTGCATCTCCAGAAAATATGATCTTGCTATTTTCACCAACACGAGTGATAATTGAATCCAACTCGTGAAAGTTTAGATTCTGAAATTCATCAACAATAACAATTGCATTATCTAATGTTGTTCCACGAATAAAAGATGTACTCCAAAATTTAATACTGTCTTGTGCTTTAAGATTGCCATATAACATCTCAAAATCAGCGTCAGATGGCATCTGAAACATATATTTTACCATATTTTTATATGGTATTTGATAAATGTCAGCCTTGTCCTCATGGTCGCCAGGTAAAAAACCTATTTCTCTTGTTGATACTAAAGAACGAACAAGATATATTTTTTCATATGGTGTAGATTCATCAAGAATGTCGGAAATTGCATTATATAAAGAAATAAATGTTTTTCCAGTTCCTGCTGTTCCATAAGCAACAATGTGCTTATCATTTGAATATGAGTCAAAAAATTTCTTCTGATTATCAGTTATAGGTTCGATGTCAAGAAGATATGTATTACTTATTGGTTTCTTTCTCTTCATTTGCTTGGTCGTTAAACCAATTCCAATTGGATTATCTCCATTGGTTTTCTTTTTTCTAGGCATTTTACTAAAGTGAATTTAAGGTAGGGTTCCTTGGTGCATTTTTCTTTACTTTCTTCAGTACATCATTCCATCCTGGATTTTTCTTCCGTAATTTGTCTTTCCACTCTCCCACTTCACCAACACCTGGCATTGTAGAGGGATCTGAGTAATCACGACTCCAATCGGGATTTTCATTTCTCCATTTATCCCAATCATGGACACTCATTGTCACTTCTTTTTGTTCTCCAGTTTTAGTATTAACTACAGGATAAGTTGCCATATCAATATAAAGTTATGTAAATTTATTTAGACCCATTCCATGGCCTCTGCCACAGTTGGGAATTGTTCGGTAAAAATTTGTTTGCAAGCATTAGCAATATCCATATGTTCTTTTTGTGTTCCATGTCCAGAACGCAGTTCAATATAGTGTATCCATGAACGAACACTACCTGACATATAAAGACGTGTAGGTGTTGCTAGAGGTAATACAAATCTTGCACATTCTTTTGCCACTTTTGCATCTAACATTTCTTTATATAATTCCATACCTTCTGCAAAATATTTTTGCATTTTAACTTCCAATTCTTGAACTAATATTGGATCTAAATCATCAGTTGAGTTTTGACGATTTTTCTCATCCTGTTTACGAAGCTGTGGTAATGGTATTTTATCTCCTAATAAACTACTATCAGCATATCTTTGAGAAAATTCCTGATATGTAAAAGAACGATGTCTTAAAATCTGTGCTGCAAGACCTCTTGTTGTATTAATTTCAAGTGTCATAAACGCTTGCTCAAAAATTGACCAATGTTGATGCTTAATACAATATCTTAATAAACCTGCATATTTTTCATTATCTTGATTATTTGGATTGCTCACACGAGCACAATATGCCATATGCTTCTCGGCATCAGGAGAGACACTTATAAGTGATACGTTCATTTAAATCCTTTTGATGTTTTTTCTTCAATCATTGCTAATTCATTTTTAGCAACTTTTAATTGTTCTTTAATTAATTTATATTGCTCATCATCAAAAAGTTCTCTCTTTTTTAATAATCTCTCAAGCAATTTAACTAATCTTTTTGCTCTACTAGTCTGGGTAGCCATCGTCATCATCATGAAGTTCATCATAGTCATTCACCTTAAATGCAGGTGAATTTCTGTAAGCATCAACGTCAGAATATATTTCTGCTTTAATAGCATCTACCGCTATCTCTAACTGTCGAAGTCTCAGTTTTAGTTTTTCTCTGTCCATAAAACTAATATTTCATATTATTATAGCATAAAAAAAGGAGGGGTCAACCCTCCTTGTAATATTAACTGCAAGGTGATGCCTTACTGTTAACTTTAAGACCACGATACATTAGTTCGTGTCTTTCACGCTTTGCTGCTTCCGCAACAACTTTTGCGTTGTACTCTTCGGAGTCATACTTGACTCCACGATAAGTGACTTGTGCCATTTGGTTTCTCCTAAAGTAGTTGGAAATTTACACCTTTAACTCTTGCGAGTGATCCGTGTTCCGTTCCTTCAGCGGGCTTTTGCGTCTCCCGAAGGAGATGAACGATCCGTTCCGAGTCGGCTTACTTGCGTCTTATGGATCAAAATTACAATCTTCTTCTACTTTAGTTTTAAAGTAGTTTATCAAATCTAACTTTGATTGTTCATCAAGATATTCATCTTGTCGAACCTCCGAAGCCAAATCTTTCCAACCATCACATTTAATAGTCCAATGGACTGGTTCGTGACTAGCGAGAAGTGATAAGTAGAGTATAATGCCCATAAGATGAACGTGTGTTAATTCTAACACATACATACTATATAGTCAAGCCATAGTGTAGCATCTGTTACAGAAAACCCTACAGGTCAAAAATTTTGGCGAATTTTTTTTGCGGTATTTTTGAAACTACTTCCGCTTTTTCTTTTTGGGTCCTTGTGTATTCTGATAACCCCATAGGTTTGGTTTAATATTACCATACCCATAATCAATTGACTTCAATCCTTTCTTAAACTTATCATAGTACATATCAAATACATTAACTCTTGACCCTCTAGTTAAATCTTGATGTGTATCCCCATTAAACTCGTAAGTAACAATAAAGCAATCAGTTGGTGCATCAGTTGTCCTCACATCGCTTGGTTTTCCATTCTCAACTACGATTTCACAACCATAAGTTTCTTTTGACGAGTCTTTCTCCTTTTTACTCCAAATAATTTTAGTGTCCTCTTTCTCTTTCACTGTACTCATGACCTATCACCCCATGTAATTTCTGGATATGCTGTTGATACAATTTCTTTTGTTATTTTATATTTTTCTTGTAGTTTTTTATCTTTAACTAAACATAGTAGTTCTGCTTCTAAAGGATGCAATCCTTCAAGAATGTTAATAAACATAGTTTCACGACGTAAACTACTCAAACTTGGATTTCCACCTTTACAGAAATTATAAAACTTCGTGTACTCTCTACGAATCGAAGCTTTACCTTGGTCTTGTGAACCTAAAGATGACGAACCCATTTCCTGCATTTTACCAACAGCATCATTTATTCTACCTGATAATGACCCTGTTGCATTTTGATCATCTAGATTAGTTGCATAGGGAACCTCTCCCTCTGGTAATAATGAAATGATACTATCATCAAAATTCCATACGAATATGGTAATAAGTGATGGGTGTTTATATTTCTGCAATACTTCAACTTTTTTTGCTTTAGTTCTTTGCTTGGAAGCAGCATCAAGAACCTCATATACAAAAGGATTGGTGGGTAAAACAGGTATTGCTGTTGACGCTCTGGTTACAGTTTTAGTAACTTTTTTCTTAGTCGTCTTCTTCGTCGTTGTCATAATTGTTTTCAAATCTAAATGCTACAATTTCATCAGGAACTAAATTCCCATTCTGGTCAAACATTTCTGGATGTGCTTTCGGCATCTCCTGATAGTTTAACATGTAATCTCTGGCGACCCAACCACCTATAACTCCAACTATTAGGAATCCAATTAAAAGGAAGGAACCAAATACTAAGCTTACTGCTAACATAATTCTCCTGAGATTATTTTCTTGGTTTTACATCCACATAAAAATCAAAGTGAACGTTTATGTCCTTGTTAAAAAAAGAAATCATCTTATCTAACATCAGACGAAATGATTTAGGTCTCTTTTTTTTACCTCCTGAGAGAATTAACTCAAACCCACGGTCAATGTGGGAAGTTGATTTATTTATATCGTCTTTATACGATCTTTTTTTCTCTGAGATATTTGATTGTGTCAACACATCCCCCTAGTTTTTTACCATCAACTTGCACTTGTGGGAATGTAGAACCCATTCCAAACTCAGAGATGAATTCATCTCTGTTAAAGTGCTCATCTAAATTATACACCACATAAGTAAGTTTTGTCAAGTCTAAAACTTCCTTTACTTTTTCACAATATGGACATCCATCCTTCGAGTAAACCGTAAAGTTCATATGTCTAGTTAAATAATGATTTATAAATTTAATATTTTCTTATTATATCATACTTTACAAAGTGTCAAGTTTGTGGTTATTACATCATTTATTTAATTACCGAAACGTGATAGATATGCGATGTCTCCTGCTATTACAATTCTACCTGCAACCGAAGATGGATTGACAGTGTGTTTAATAGAACTGTCAAATACAAATAATTGTCCTTCTTTAGGAAAATAATTTTTATTTTCCTCCTCATTAATAATAAGTGTAAAAGGAGAACTCCCTTCAGGAACATTTATATAATATCCAAATGATACAGCGTGAGGGAAATGACTATGTGGAGTTACGTATGAGTTTGAATTGTAATATAATCCCCAGTATGCATCAATCTTAAAATTTTTATTTTGCCATCGATTAGGATTGACGTACAAAGAATTGCTACCATTTGATAATTTATCAACAACTTCTACAATCACACTCTCTATCCAGTCAAATAGTTTTTTGATTTCAGGTGTATTAGGTTCATTATATTCCTTTGTTTGCAATGTATATCCAGACACTTCTTTTGTTTTTTCTAATTCAAACCATCTTATTAAATCATCTTTAATTTCATTAGAAAATGGACATTCTAAAATTTCAATCATTTATTCACAAAGTGTAAAGTGTAAGATCAAAGGACAAAGAAATACATTGCAGAGTCACTATCCCAACCACTATATGATCCTGCTGCCAGTGTTTTTACATATAATCTTGAGCTACTACTACCAGGATAGATATTAGTATCTGATTCTAATAAATTCCAACCACTCAATGGCACAGCATTCCAACCATTAGATCTTTGTAGAAATACAGTCATCGTTGCTTTCAAAGTTAATGTGTAATTAGAAGTATTAATGCAATCAGTTGCAGCGTGTCCAAGTAAATAATTTGGTAGATTATTGTAATGTGACCAGTTATTTCTTGAGTCACTAATTTTTAGTTGTGCTCCATTCCTTGCTTGTATAGTTTGTTGAGCACTAGTGCTATAACTTATTAAAGATGCTTCTAATTCATATCTTGCATTATCTACAAATCCACCTTTAGGTGCAGCATATTGTTGAGCACCACCAGTATTAACTCTCGCACCATTATGAACATTAAAGAATCCAGTTAGATTACTATAAGCAAATGAGGCAAAAGGACCATGTGCTATGACACCATTTGAGTCGATGCGAAGTCTTTCTGCTTCTGTTTCACCTGTTTTTTTTGTATTGAACCTAAGTACTCCATCATCATTGGCACTTGTATCTGTAGTACCTATGACACGAGCAACTATAGTTCCACCATTCATAAAATTAATTCTACCTAAATCAAAGTCAGCATTATTAGTAGCAGCACCATTTCCTAACCAAAGAAATCCAGAACTAGAAGCATCTCCCCCAGAGATAGATAAATTTCCATAATTACCACCTGTTACAGACCAAGGATAACTACCTCCTACGGCTAAGTTTTCATTAATTGTTATATTACCACTACCATGAATTATCATCGCAAGTGTATCACTTGAGTTAAATCCTGAACCACCAACACGGAAATCAATCTGTGGTGAAGTTCCACCAGCAACACTCATTTTTCCACAGATTCCACCCTGATGTCCAGAACTTGATGTGAATATTATTCCATTGTAATAATAATCTTTTGACTTCGTAAAGAAAAGTGCGTTTGCATAATTTGATGTTGAATTTGAAGCATCAAGTGTCATTGAAGTCACAGAATTACTACTTGCTGGTCTTTTGATAGTTAAGAAATCATCGGAGTTAACAACTGCAGTTGTGTTCACAAACAATCGACCATCTGATGTGATGCGAAGTTTTTCAGTGCTATCACCAGCAGATTCACTAGCAGTTCTGAATATTAGATTAGTTCCTATATTACCATTTTGATTACCAATACTCTGATATAAAGCTAATATACCAGCACGAATACCGTTAGTATGACCTGCAACTTTACCAAAGGTAATACCACCAATAATGTTATTAGCAGTGTAAGAACCTTGTAAGTTGCTTATATTAAGACAAGGAAAATCATTAGATGTAGATGAACTACCATTATATGTTCCTCGACCTCTTAATTGTCCTGAGTTTAGGATACGGAATTTCTCAGCACCAGAAGTATCAAATATTATATCATTAGTTGATCTATAAGTATAAATTTTTGCTCTTGCTGCACTATTTTCATAATCAAATTGAAGAGATGCATTGCCCAATCCTCCATTATTAATAATGATAGTTCCATTATTTGTACCAGAAGCAGCACTCGCACCAACTTTTAATGTCCTTGTAACGGTTGATCCAGAAGTAGTATCAACAGAAGTTACATCCCCATAGAATGATGTAGACCCATCATTATTATTAATGAAAATTCTTGATGAATTTCCAGTCATTATACTGAAATGATGATTCGTCTTTGTTCCTATTGAAGCATCTCCTACACTACCTGGTCCAATAAATTGTGCCACTCTTCCTTGAGAGTCCTCTAAATTAAGAACAGGACCTACAGAAACATTACCACTATAAGCAGTGTCATTACCTTTTATATGCAGTAAACTATCTGGTGAATTTTCTCCGATACCAACTTTACCTGATGCCATATCAATAACCATTCTTTTCTGAACACCAGTCGCCAAACTTCTATCAGATGTGGTCATTGAACCAAATGTTATTTGATTATCATAACTTGAACCAGCGTTGTAACCAACAATCCAAGGTGACTCATATCCAGAACCATATCTTATCGCATAACCACCCATCGCATTACTACCATCAAATTTTCTTCCTGCAAGCATTCCATACATATCACTTGAACCGTGTTGTAGTTTTGCAGTAATATCACCATTTACTTGAAGAACACCCTCAGTAACATTTTGAGTGCCGATAGATACGTTACCAGTTGATGCGATGCGAAGTTTTTCACTAAAAGTCGAACCATCAGACGTTGCAATAGTTCCGATAACCATTCTTGAATCAGATGGATAAAATTGTCTAAACTCATTAGGTTGAATACCAAATCCATACTTATTATTATCTGTATTATCATACATTAATAGTTTTTGAGCATTCACTCCTGCACCCAAACTAACTAATGCTTGAGGATTGTCTTGATTAATACCAACTGAACCTGCTGATGTGATGCGAAGTTTTTCGCCACCATCAACTCTAAATTGCATAGTGCTATCACTACCTTGATTACCTTCATCAGCTGCCAATACTAAATTATCACCACTATCGGTTACTGATATAAAATTATCTCTGTTGTAATTATCTCTTAATTGTAATTTAGGAGTACCATTATTATTTGTTGCTTTAATTAGTATTGTTGATGTAGCTGAACCATATATTTCTAATTGTCTTCCAGTTCCTAAATTTGTAAATTTAGCAGTTGGAACTGAAGACGAACTATTTTCTGCAATAATTCTACTAGTATTTACATTCGATGATACAGTAACCACACCAACAATGCTCACATTATCTAAATTTGTATGACCATCTACGTCTAATTCTACAAAGTCACCGTTACCTACGAATGTTGTAGCAGTTACGACACCAAGTTGAGTTCCACCTGTGTTATTAAAACTAACTCCAATACCAGGTATTCTAAGATGGTTTATATTTGCATCACCAAGAGTGATTTCATTACTTGTGGTAGAGGTTGATGCGTCTGCTTGATGTCCAATAATTATATTGTTATTACCTGAAACTAATGCGTCACCTGCTTGTTTTCCAATCGCAACGTTTTTATTTCCACCCAAAAGTTCACGAAGGGTATAGTATCCAACACCTGTATTATCATCTCCTCCCTGTATTTTAAATCCTGATTGTGTTCCAAGAAATGTATTTTGAGCTCCGTCTGTGACACCACTATTTCCTCGTCCAGCATAATATCCAAGTATTGTATTATTGCTTCCTTGATTATCAATACCTGCTAAATGTCCAATAATTGTACAAGCAGATGCCGATGTAGTTTGTTGTCCTGCATTACCACCAATGAATAGATTTCCAGCACCAGTAACTTTAGATCCAGCTTGACCACCTATGAAAATTCCACTAGTGCCTCCTAATAATTGACCAGCATTCGCACCTATGCAGACTGCACTACCAGCAGAAGTTAGACCCTCACCTGCTCTACGTCCTATCAGAACATTCCAATTGCCAGTCACATTGCGAGTAGATTGTTCCCATCCAATTATTACATTCTGAGTTGATACTGATGATGGATTTAAATATCTACCTGTGATTACTCCAACAGCAGAGATACCAGCACCAACATGAATGTCACTTCGTGCTGTTATAATACCAACTGAATCTATATTCGTTACGTCTTCGTACGTTAATGTGCCACCGATTGATACATTACCAGTAAATGATGCATCACCAACAAAAGTTGATAGTCCTGTTATCTTAAGATTTCTTCCCTCAATATCACCACCCTTAAATACTCCAGCGGTAACTATACCAGTAAAGTTTGCATTACTTCCACCAACATTTGGATTTAAGTTACCAACGAATTGTGATGCAGTAATAATTCCAGACGCATTTATATTTCTAACGGTTGGAATATCACCAACTGTGATGTGATCATTCGCAGTAAGTACAACATTACCAGTGCGTCCATAGAAACCACTTACATCTGCAGTGGTTGCACCAGCAAATCCTATATGGCGAACTTGTATTTCGTCACCAACACCAGGTGCTGCAGTGAATTGAATAATACTTGCGATTAATGTATATGCTCTTGCAGTCGATGCGTTACT